CAACGATCCATAAATCGTTAGGAAACATATGGACTTACCTCCTATAAAAAAGTATATTAATATATTAATATAATTATTTTGATGCATCAAATTTAGGCACTTTGAGCAAAATAATTATAATAATGTCAGATGACCTCTGACACGTCCAAGCTAGAAAAAACCTATTATTCTTCCGAATCTTCGGCTATTAATATATTGGCGTGATAGAAGTCATCTAAATCTTTTTTCTTACTTACTAGAATCACAATCTTGGTCGTTAATACAAATGGAACATAATCCACAGAGCGGGTTATATCTCTAATTGTATTATATTGCTTCTCAATCTCTATATACATTTCATAGAAAGAAACCTTGTCATGATTTCTATAATAGGTTGCCATAACTATTTCTATATTATGGGTAGTACTAAGAATAGAGCTTTCTAATAAATGAAGCACAGTGTATTTATCTATATGATAATCTTCTTTTCTAATAGAAGATTCCATATCAAAAGAGTTGGAATTATTATTAGAAGAATTATCCTTATGAGGAGTTTCCTCTTCTTTATCATCTTTTACTTCTTTGCCCCGAAATAACCCGAACACATTAAATGCTCGGGTAACAAGGTTGAATAAAGAATTTACTGATAAAATTTGCATAATAAAATCCATCCCTATTACACTAAGAATGAATGGAGTTAATGCAACCAATCTTTTAGAATATAATGATACAAATGGATTAATCATTATAGAAAGAATCGTAGAAGTTGAAATGACAATAACAGATTCTACAAATGCCTTTTTAAAAGGTCTCTGAGTATTTCTTCTCAAAACAAGTTCTTTTAATGTAAAACCGATAGTAGAAAATAAGAAACAGATTACGAATTCAGTGATTGTAATTTCTAGAAAGAGTTCATTATCAAGATACTCCATAATTACATCTATGAGTCCTCCGTTTCTTGTTAAGAGAGAATTAAGATATATTTATGAATGCTAGTAGTAAAGAAAAATAATTAGTCTGTATATTAAGATCCATTAGATCTTTCAAATTAGTCTTTAACCGATATTCTAAATTCATACAATATATCAGATTATTTAGTCCCTGTATTAGGGTCAAATGTTTTTCTAGTATTAGTTTGTTCAGTAATTTGATCACCGAGATCGACATATGATCCAACAGGACTATTATACTTACTATTGATGAATTTGTTAGTAGTTTGAACAGCTGCCCCAACAGCCCCTGTATAAGTAGCAAATACTGGATACCCTCCCCAATCTATATTATTAACTAATAGATAGAGCGAACCAATTATAAATGTTAGATAGCCTAAAAAGGCTATTAAGCGGGTCAATGAAAATGTCCCACTTTCATAAAACAACTGTTTAAATAAGCCTTCGTTTTGTTCAGCCAATAGATAAAAACCTCCTTTACTTAGACTTTAATTAAATGTTTTTAAAGCCCATGAGGGCACTTCTGCTTACATTTTAATAATATCATTTTTATTATTAAAAGTAAAGGATTTTTTCGATGGAATATCTCATGCCCAGTATTATTGCCATTGTATTAACTCTTCTTATTTTAGCATTCTCTTTCTTCATTACAAAGATGAGAAATTATCATCGTGATGAAATCTCTAATGAGATTATGAATCTATTAGGAAATATAAATGACTCCAATACTGATATACATAATCAATTTATTAGAACTAAAAAGAGAGCTGCCAAATTAAGCGAAATCACTAAAGAGGTAGTTGATATAAAACAAGACATAAAAAGAATAGAAAATGATATGGAAGATATCAATAAATCTATTGAAGATCTTAAGCATAAAATAAACAAAAGAAGAGGATAGGCGATTAAAACGCCTATCCCAAACATTTTGTTAATATGACTAAATTCGCTTATATATGAAGGAGATAATATAACTTATGAGCAAAATGAAGATTACTCCTGTCGCATATGATAATGAGAGTACTTATAGAGAAGATATGATATCGGATACTGTCTTTACAGCTAGTACTCCGTTTTTAATTATCTCAAGTCAGCCAATCCCTAAAGATACAAATATGTATTTTGAATTTGAGATTACTGATTATAAAGAGAATCCCTTATTCAGACACCTGCCTTTATATGTAGGTATTCATAAAGAACCATCATCTGGTATATTTGCTACAGACTTTAGTTTAGGTAGTATTTATTATACTAGAAGACAAGATTTTGAAACTTATGAGCAATATAATAAATCTGCTTATAGTGCTCATTACAAAGTACCAACTACTAAATCTAGAATTCCTATTAAGGGAACAATTATTGGTGTTGGCGTAAATGCTTCTAGAAATCAGATTACAATATATTCTGATGGAAAACCATTCTATTCATTTAGACCAAGAGAATTCAATCTAAACGAAGATGGAGAATTTTATTTTGCTGTAGCATCTAAAGTCTATGCTGATATTACTGGCAATATCAACTTTGGTACTTATCCTATGAAGTATAGACCAGAAGGATATTGGGATATGAACCAATATTACGTTGATAGATATATTATGATGAAAGACTTAGTAGGTTCTATCAACTATTCTACTGGTAATGATGAAGTAGATGCTTATTATGCTAATAGAAGGCCTATTGGTTATGATTTCAATTCTAAAGTAGATATCAATAATATCTATGCACCATTAACAAATCCACATTTAAGAGATACTTATATCCAACCAAATCTAGGATCTTCTCAATTATATGATCCTAATAACAATGATGCATTTGTTATAGACTCAGAACATCAAAATCCTGTAGATCATGCTTTCTTACCTTATCCTATTCCTACAGATCAAAAGATCTATTTCGAATTACAATGTAAAGAAGCACCTTTAGATCCAGGATATATTGGAGTGCCATTAACTGTTGGTATTACTAAAGTGAAAGATACTACTGATTATATGGGTAAAAAAGAAATAGGGAATAAATCATTCTCTATTGATTTATGGCATAAGAGATACCAATACCATTATGCAAACGTTCAGTTAGGAGATAAGGAAATCCATTATCCTATTAGAAGTGTTTATAATCCTATTCCTCCTATGCAACCAGATATAATTGGTATTATGCTTGATCTTAAAGAACAAACTATATCTGTTTATACAAATCATAAGTTATTTATGAAAGCAGATTTAAATGAGTACTTGGGATATCCTGATGATACTAGAACATTTATATCTACTGAGAAAGATCAAATATTCTTTAACTCTAAAGATGAAGTATATCACCTATTTATCAAAGCAGTTCCAGATGCATTTACAGGTAATGGATATGTAATAGGAAACTTTGGAGAACCAGACAATCCTAATTTACGTTATGCTGGATTGTATGATAATGCAGATGTAATGACTTATTGGTATTACTACAACTATGGTATTAGATATCTAGTTAGTGGTGATATGAATTGTATCATTACAACTCTTCCTTATAAGATTAGTGTAGCTAAAACATTCTCTGGCATGGTCTATGTAAAATCTAAATATGACGGAAATGATTTAGATTTCTCTCCTGGCTTGAATATGATGTATGGTACCTATAATATCGTTACAGATACAGAAGAGAAAGCAAATGTACCAGATCTAAATCCATTTGAATTCCATGAATTGATCTATGGTCATAGATATACAGAAGATCCATATAGATATGATAAAGATCTTATTATATTTGGATCTGTAAATATGAAACTTAAAGATCCAATGCATAGATTTATTAATGGTAAAATGAAATTCAAAGAAAACTGGCTTAATGATGGTAATGGTATAGATCTTCTCACTGGTAAAGATATGATAGTTGAGAAACTAACTCCTAAAAATATGCCAGAGATTAACGGTACAATGTATTATATTCCAGTAGTAACTGTTAGAATGGCTAAATATAAAAACCAAGTAATAGTAGTTACTTACAAAGGTAAAGAATATACCGATGAGTTTGAAATGACTCCTGGGGAATCTATTCAAGTAGAGGTTAGATCTCTTTTGAGCACTGATCTTCGTGGAGCAACTGAATATAATGAATTCACTCCTGGTGAGGCTAGCTTTAAAGGTGGAGAAGTTCATCATGATCTATTTATAACAGCTACTACAGCCGTAGTTACTAGATGGATAACTTCTATTATCACACAAAATGAACGTTGGTCTAGATGTGCTCCTTTTGATCCAGTATATGAAAGAGACTACATGATTAGAAAGAAAAAAATAACAATACCTGAAGGTGTAGATCGTGTAGCCGTTTGTTATAATGGTGGCTGGTGGGGCAGATATGACCGAGCAGCATTCTCACAAATGTGGTCTTGTGTAGGTTCATATAGAGAACTTCCAACATATAGTGATGAAGTATGGGCTAAGTTTATAGAAATAAATGGAGGTCCAGAAGAGCAAACTTATTATCGACAAGTTCTTCCAGTTCCAGATGGTGTTGATGATCGTGGTAGACCTAAACATCATAGAAGTGGAGACGTATCTGGGTTGTTGGATATTGAAAACAGAAAATACTGGTGGGATAATGGTAAGTTAAAATCCCTTAATGGTGTAAAATGTCCATTAGATATCAAATCCCAAAAAATAGGAAATCTAGAACAATGGCCTTATATTTGGTGGAGAAAAGACATAGATTGGTTCCCAGCATTTAATCTTGTCAGAGTAACTCCTGGAAAAACTTATCTATTATGGGCTATGGCTGGGTCTCGTGATAATGATAACTTCGGATGGTGGATTTATTATGGACCAGAAATTGCTAATATAGAACCAATGGATGAGTGGATGGATGATAGATAATTTATAAAATCATTGGAGTAAGGGATTATCCCTTACTCCATATCTTTGTGGTATTATAATTCGTCCATAGCTCTAGAGCCAACAATTACTAAAGGGAAACTCATATTAGCATTGGAGTTTACCGCTCTGCCATTTCTTTGGTCAATTCTCATATCATCTAATAAGAATTCGCCAGGTCTTTGAATACCAGGAACTGATTGACCAGTTTGTACGTTTACAACGTCAAAGTATTTAGTACCAGTAGCTTGATTATAAATAACTACTGTTTGAATATTAGGGTCTTTTTCAGAGATCATCTTTCTTTGAACAGGAGTTAGGTTACCAATGTAATCATTAAAAGATTGATCTTCTCCACCTGCTGGAATAATATTAGGACTGGCTGGAACGATATCACTCATACTAACAGTAGTAGGGGCTATACCAGAACCAACACTAGCAGTTTCTATTACATTACCAGAAAGATTTACACCTGTATTAATAGATTGAGGTGCTAATGCTTGACCTACAGTAGGTAAACCATATCTAGGAGCGTTGAGTAATGCATAGTATGCATCTGTAATAACTTTATCAGAATTTTCATCCTTAACGTCTTTAAGTTGTTGTTCTCTCTTAAGAACAAGATCGTTAATTTTGTTACGAGTAGAGTTAAGTTCTCTAACAGCAGCAATCTTAGTATTCAAGATAGTTACTTGAGTATTCATAAAGTTAGACATATGTTGGAGGCGCATCTTACCACCATATGTTCTATTAGTACGGAAATGATTTAATTCATCTTCGATATTATTATAAATCATTTCTGTTTGGGCAATAGTACCATATAAGAGTTTGCTATTATCAGCATAACCTTTTTCAAACTCTTTTACTACAGAATTCTTACCAGAAGATTTCTTTTTACCATCATCATCAAAATTTGTATATGTAATTACACTAGATCCATCTTTTGGAGGACGTCCAGGACCTCTGCGTTTAGAGATCTTTTGATCTGTAGAGTCGATAATCTCAGCTTCTACAACCTTGCTCTCATCTATAACATTATTAGAACTAAATCCATACGTTCTATCATCTGTATCATGCTCGTCTTCAATAGTGACGAACTTTACTATTTCTTTAGCCATAAGAATTTCAACTCCTTATATTTTCTATTACTATGGGAAAGTATTTACTAAGCTGTTATTTACTTTAAAATCTCTATTCAGTTGTATACTATAATTGTGTATAATATTAAGTTGACTTCTTGATAATCATTATGATAATTATCGGGAGAAATAATAAATGAAAATAATATATTTATCAACAATAACTGCTTTAAATGCAGTTGGGTTAATGATAATGAATGATATTCAAATAGCTGGAACTCTGGCTATTATCCTAATAACATCAATAGGACTGATATTCATTGATAGTTTAGATACCTTAAAACAATACCATACTATGAAAGCATCTGAAAAGGTATATAAACTAGGAGTTATAACAACTTATATTATACAAAGTATCGTATTTCTATATATGGTATATAGAGTATTAGAGGTTTATTATTAAGGAGTGTAGAGAATGAAAGAAAGAAGTACTATTAGTATATTATGGGAAAACTACTCAGAACTTTATTGGACGAATTGTATTGTGCTATTAATGACTCATTTCTTTTTACTGAAAATGACAGTGAGTGAAAATCTCATGCATCATATAAATTATTTCTATTTAACAGTGTTATCAGCTGTATTTATAAAATGTACTATTAAACAGCTTACTGGATTTGGTAGAAAGAATGTAATCATAGTTAGATGGTATTATGTTTTAGTAGGGCTTATTAGTTTATTACTACAAGCAATATTAATGATTACTTCTGCAATCTTATCTATAAGAGTTCTTATGGTTAGTATAGGTATTTTATAAAAAGATAGTCAGTATGGGGTTATTCCCATACTGATTTCATTTTCATAATTTTGAAAACTTACTTATAATAAATTTTTTGATGATTAGGAGGAATAATGGGCTTACAAGAAATAATTGGTTATCCAAGAGGTGCCAATCTTACAGTAATGAATGTATTCTACCAAAGACCAGCAAAGAATGAGGCTACTGGTAGATTTGATAGAGATTATGCTATTATAGTATTTAAAAATAATGATACTGGTAAAAAAGAATTTAGAATGTATTATGAGCCAGAATATACTTGGTACCTTCTAAAAAAAGAATACCAAACAAATTATAATCTTCACTTTATTGAAAGAGATAAAGTAGAGCCTATAACTTGTAAGTATAAAGATATTAAGAAATCTATAGCAATAGAAACAGGCAATGAAGATCTTTATAAACAAAATATGTATTCTGGAAATTATAGAATGAATGATGCATTCTTTGCTCATCCTAGAGCATTTGCGGCAGATATGAATATTCTAAACTACATTCGTAGTGAATTTTCAGAGTTATATCAAAATCCAGTTTGTAATATAGACTTGCTATTCTTCGATATTGAATCTGATATTATAAATGCATTAAATCCAGATGTAATCACTATCGGTGAATGTCCTGTAAATGCTATCACGGCTTATTTTACAAAGACAAATACTTTATACAATTTCATATTAAGAAATCCAAAGAATCCACAAATCAAAGAATTAGAAGATGGTATGAAATCTGACTTTAAGAAGTATATTAAAGAAGTTCAAGATTTCATTGAATATGATTTAGGTTCTAAAGAAAAGGTTACTAAATATAAGCTAGATAATGTAGGTTTATCGACAGGCTTCTTTGATACAGAAGAAGAAATGATAGTTTCATTCTTTAATTTAGTACATGAGCTATCTCCAGATATCTCTGCAGCATATAATATCGCATATGACTTACCATCATTAATTGCCAGATTAAAAGCAAAGAATATAGATCCTAGAGATATTATATGCGATCAAGATATGCCAGTAAAATTCTGTGAATACTTTGTAGATGAAAAGAATCAAAATGATCCTCAAGAACGTGGGGATTATTCATTTATATCTTCAAGAACTGTTTATCTAGACCAAATGGTATCGTATGCATCTAGACGTAAAGGGCAAAAAGCTATTGACTCTTATGCATTAGATTTTGTTGGTGGATTAGAATGTGGTGTAAGAAAATTAGATTATCATAATATCACTACAGATATCGGCAAACTTCCTTATATCGATTTCCATACATTCTGGTTATATAATATTATTGACGTTGTTGTTCAGGCTTGTATTGAATCTCAAACAGAAGATTTCAAGTACATGTTTAACAACGTAATTGAAATGAATACGCCATATCAAAAGATATTCAGACAAACAAACTATCTATCTACTAAAGGCGCTGAATTCTATAAACATCATGAAGGTGTTATTATGGGTAACAATGTAAATAGATTTGGTAAGAAGCCTACAGAAAAGTTTGCTGGTGCATTCGTAGCAGAAGCTACTAAGATTAGTAATAAGAACCGTGTTAAAGCAAATGATATCTTTATATCTAAATTTAATAATGGTAATGACTTTGACTATAAACGTCTATATCCATCTTTGATGCAAGAATTTAACATGGCTCCTAATACTCAAGTAGGTAAGATCTTTATTGATGATGCACCATTTAAAGATCCATCTTATTTGAAACTAAGTACTGGTGGTACATTTACAGAAAATCTAGCATCTTATAATTACATTGAATTCTGTCATAGATGGGTTGGTCTTGGTAATGTAGAAGAATGCATGCAAGATATAACTGAATATGATCAAATCAAAGGTAGCAAGAAATCAGTTATTGATATGATAAATCCTAATAGAGTAATAGGTATTCAAAGACCTATTCCAGATTGGGTTAAAAATAAAGTAGATGGCATTATTATGAGATTAGGAGAAAAATTATAATGATTAACGGATTATTCGAAGTCAATATAGATTCTGCTAATCTCTATGCGGCATTAGAAGAATCAAAAAATCTAAAGTCTGAAATAACTATTATCCCAGCATGGTTATTACAATCTTCTCCAGATACTTCTATATGTGGCGTAAGTTTTAACTCTGTTGCTACTATAGGTTATTTTGAGAAGATAAAAGATAAAGTTCATATCCTTCCTAGAGATTTAGGATTACACAATATTGCATTCTTATCAAAGGATTTAAATCCATTCTTTAAGTCTATTAAGGATAATAATTTAGAAACTAATAATTTCATTCTTGGATTAAAACCATATGATATTAATGGACAGCCATTCATGGCATGTCATTATATAAGAACTCAAACAAAACATATGGTTCATAATGAAAGACAACCTCATACTAATAAGGTTATCACTACAGAACAAGATATATTTGCACAGATGAATACTATCCCTTCAGCAGAAGTTTTGAAGTACATAAATTATTATTCATTCTATGCTTATGATAATCAATGTAGAGTTGTTTTAAAAGATTATGATTTAGATTCTGATGAAGAATTCCAAAATATAATGAATAACTTCAAAGCATCTGATGGTATATTCCCATTTACATTTAAGGATCAAGATGGTAATAGAAATTATGAATATTTAAGCTATGTGAATAAATCTATGCTTAATATTGCTAAGGGTGATATTATTACAATGGAGATTAAAGATAATCTAATCAATTCTAGTGCTAATAGATTCTTAGTGAAATATGATATCTATAAGAAGTCTAAGAAATGTAAGTTAACAGTAATCTTTATGGCATTGAAATTTTAAACACAAAAATACCCCATAGCTGTAATAGCTATGGGGAATATTTTAGTGGCAATATTTAACAAGTCTTTCATCTAAGCATTTTAAATATTCTGTCATAGCAACTAATTGTCTGCTAAGAACATTAAAGTCTTCATGATCTTTATTTTCATCCAAGAACTTAGCCAATTTTTTGATACGTTCTTTCAGTTCGATTTGTTCATTTACTAATCTAATTTTCCAATCTTCCATTTCTATGACCTCCTAGGATATAATTCTAAATATGGAATTTATATTAAAGTCAGACATTTAATATTTTGGTAAAGTCATATATTTTGGTTGTATACTATAATGGTGAAAATGCATTATATATTTATATAGGAGGAATAAAAATGCAAACTTTAAAAGTGGTTTTAAAAGACAAATATGTTATCGCTATGCTTTTGATTATCGTTGGTATGTTTGTAGGATATAAAGTATCCGAATACCAACAAGCGCAAATGATCCAACACCAAAAGGTGGTGGAGCAAGGCCAAAAAGCAAAGGCCTTAACTCAATGGAAGCTCGACCATCATGGCGAGATTCCTGCATATAAAGACTAGATCAATTCTAGTCTTTATTTTTTTTCATTTATAAGCCTCTCCACATTAGGATAATAGAAAATATTCCGTAGAAAGGAAGTGTAAATATATGCCAATGGCAAATGAAATGACTAAACTTCTTAACAAGATTGAAAGACGTTTAGGCACAAGTCAAATGAACTTGCCAGATTATCTCTCTAAAGATGTATGGGCTAGAGATGTAATCTGCAATGAAACATTAGATACATTCTCAAGATATTTCCCTAATAAAGTTCCTTATACTTTAGGACCTGAAAATCAAAAGGGTGATTATTGGTTAATAGATGAAACTATTTGTGAAAGTCTAACTATCTTAGGTTGTGGTGATATTGATTGGCATGCATGGTCTGCTCACTATCCAGGTTTAACCTATGGTGGTGTAAATACATATGATATGATGACCAGTTCAGTTGATTTCGGAACCTATGCAGATATTACCCAAATGGCTGACCATGTATCTGCTTTCTCAAATGGTATTTATGTAGAATGGATCCCACCTAATAAAATTAAATTAAATGTAGCTATCTCAGCATCGTTTATTACTAAATTCCAAAGAATTCCAATTTTTTTATTTGTAAAGCATGCTGATAATCTCAAAACAATCCCTCCTACTCAAATGGAAACATTTGAAAGATTAGCTACTGCTGATATTGCTACATTCTTATATGAACAATTGAAAATGTATGATAATCTAGAAACAGTATATGCAAATGTAGACTTAAAACTATCCTCCTTAGAAGAAAAGGCTAGAGATAGACAACAAGTAGTTGAAATGCTTGATAATACATTCGTATCTGCTGCTAATAGAAATCAACCTGCTATGATTACTATTAACTAAAAAAAATAATAGGTTATCAAGTACAGGACTTATTTATAAAGATATATAGAAGAGATCGGTAAACACAAACTGATTATATACTAATGGAGATATTTACCTTTATCCAATAGAATGGATATTTAAATTCATAATGATTGCAGCAACAATCATTCTTAGAATATCAATATGATCCATATAATATTATATCCTTCTATCTTTTCTATTATATCTTTAAACTTAAAATCTTATGATCACAATATATATAATCAAAAAAAAAATATAAGAGAATGCGGTTATCGCATTCTCTTATTACTGTGTGAATTTATATCGAAATAAGATGGTTGTTCATTACTAAGACTCATATCATACATATTATATCCAGGTACTGGTCTTGGTAAGAAGTTTACCATAGTACAAGCATATTGATAGATAGAGAATGTTCTAATAAAGTTAATAAGCTGTAATACTGTATTGAAGTTCATACTGGTTATATTCATCTCATTGTTTAAATACATATCTAAACAAGGTTGGAGATCTTCATTATATAACCTATGAATCCCTGGTGCAAATACTAAGAACTTATTATTACTGCATTCTATGGTTGTTGCTGGAGCTTCTTTTACATATAGTTTATTATTTCTAGATTCAAATATAGTTTCTGGTTCTAATATCATCTTCTCTAATTTTGGAAGAAGAGTTAATCTCATTAACTCTAATTGAGCTCCTCTTATAGTAACTGATTCTTTATTTCCACCTTCAGTTTGTTTTATATTTTCAATAGTTAGAAATGCATCAAAAGTTCTATTAATTTTCTTTCTATTGATTCCTTCATCATCAGTATACTTTACTTCACCATAATAATATTTTTTTCCTTTATTAGGATCCATAAATCCGCCAGTATATAATACCACATTCATTTTCAATATAGCATTCATACCTAAGAACATAATCTTATCCTGAATCTTATTATATAAGAGCACAACCTCTTTCATACGACGTTCTTCTGCTGGCAACATAAAAAATATCTCCTCAATAAATAAATCAAAAGTTAGAGCCTGACCTCTAGATTATTTAGAGGTCAGACTTCTTTTTGTTTTTAATCTTCTATATAATTGGAGATATTAATTCCTATCATTCCATCTTCGTCAACTTTAATAGAATTATCATACTGAGGAGTTTGATAATTTGTATTGACCAAAGATGTTTGCTGAGTAGGGATAGGTTCTGATACCACTGGAGGGACTTCCTCATTCTTCTTACCAATAAACTCAATTCTAGGAACTGGTTTGGCTTGTTCTGGAGGAATCTCCTTAGGATCTAATAATACTTTCGTATTATATAGATTTTTGTATAGATCTATAGCATTCTTAGGAGATAAGATATAGATTTTATTATCTTCTGTAGCAATAAGAACTTCATTTGTTGCCTTACTATAAATACCGAATTTATCAGTATCCATATAGAATGGTTTGGATAAGATTAGTTTATCTTTAGAATCTAGCATATCTGGTATTAGATTTTCAAGACAAGCAATGATTCGTTTTATACGAAGTAAGACTTTATCATACTTATCTTTATCATCTGCTAAGAACTTAGACATAGATCTTTTATCTAGATATTTGAAGATATGCTGTTTATCCATATCGTCCAATACATTATCTAGATAATCACCGACATCACTGATATTGATATTTGCAATTACTTCAGCTTCATCTATCATTCTATAGAAGTTTTTATCTTCCATAGCTGCTTTATGTAATTTATAAGCAGCTTGCACGTTACCAGATGCTACAAATTCAGAAGATGCTCTAAGATCTATTGTAAATCCAAATGCACCTTCTTCTCTATAAATAAGATTAATACCATCTTCAAAGTTAGAGAAGATTTTGACGAATTCATCAAACATTTCCGCATCTGTTCTCAATGCTGTTATACCATTATATTTCTCATTAGCAACTTTCATACTTGCTTGGATTTCACATTCTCTAATTATAGATAATAGGAAATCAGGATCTATAATAGATGCTACAAATAATGGCACAGGATCTAAGATAATTGCCTTACGGAAATACTTAGTATAGTTTCGGAAGCAATGTTCAAAATACACTTCATCCACATTTGGATTGATATTATATAGACGGCGTACTTCGATATTAGAAGTTAACCAGCTATCTTGTTTCCTTTTAACTACTGCCTTTCTAGTAACCTTATAGCCGTTTTCAATTAAAAGTTTAACTTCTGTTTCAGATGGTAATTTAAATGAATGAATATAGTCTAAAAGATTACCAGTTTCTACTTCTCCAGCACCCCAAATACAAACTATACGCATTAAGTCTAATAGACTTGTAGGACCAAGTAGCATCATCTTATGCTTAGTCATTGGGATATCTAATACGTTTGTAGATTCTTTAGCTATCCATTCAATAGGTTTATTGAATTCAGGCCATTGCAAACCTGTAGGACACTTATCATATCCTAGATTATGAAAAAGCATAGAATTATATGCATGATCTGTTAATTGTTCATACCCATCTATACCTTGCTCATATTTTAATAAACGATCATAAGAGGATATCCGTACTGGATATCCTCCTAGATTAATTGTTATAAATTCTTTCATACACTACACCTTTCTTACTTATTCTTTAATTTCAGTATATTCGTTTTTAATGGCGTAAATAGGAGTCTTTGGAATTACTGGTTGAGGGCCAAGATCTAGAGCTTTAATTTGACCGTAATATAGACCACTTGTTCTATCGATTACTCGCCATCTAGTAATGCATTCATCAACTGCAAAGTCCTTGCCTCTTAGATATAGATTATCGTTATTAATCATAACAGCTTCTGTAACACTAGAATTTACAGCTCCTTTATAACCACCTATAGTAGCAAGTCTGCTTGCAAACATGTGAGCAATACCTTTTTGAATAGCGATGATTACTCTTGCATTGTAAGACTCATCAGCCGAATATCCAGATAAGCGATCAGCCATATCTATATTAAATAGTGGAATATAAGATGCCCAATAATCATCTGTAGTATCTTTGTCGCATGGTCTAAACAATACTACATGACGACTATTACCATCTTTTTCAGGTTTTGGTCTTAGAATCTTACCATTGAGATCAGAAGTCAATCTATGATCAGTTTCTCTAGCAACAAATAGCTCGATGTTATCAAACATTTCAGACTCAGGAATATCTACAATAAATCCTTTATCATAATAATTATACCCAGATAGCATAATATTTGCAATGACGTATTTTACTTCATTCTTGAACAAAGCTACTTGTTCTCTTACCATATCAACGAATTGTTCGCTAATATTATCAGACAAAGCTGCTATAGTCATTTTGGAGGCAAGGAATGAATGCTCTACGTCTCTTTTATGGTAACCTTCAAATGTAGCATAATTGATCTCATTAATAGAAATAGCCTCATAAGGCTCTACAGCGATATTAGCGAAATATTCGTCATTCGAAATATCGATTATTTCCTTATAAGCATTAGCAGCTCTATCATAATCATATCGTTTAGTTAGCTTAGTAATCCATACGAAATCATAACCGCAATCTGTTTGTGTATCGAATGCTTTTAGGATTTCATTACTAATACCGCTTCTAATAACATGATCATTTTCTACTAAATTGAAGAATTTTTCTTTATCTTCAATAGTATCACGTCTAATAATATGGATCTTTTCAACTTCATAAGATTTATTCTTTAGAGAGCTAATAAAATAGCAATCATCAAATTCTTCTTCTGTAGGATTTTCTCTTACAAAGCTCCAATGATCATTATCATCAGCATCTTCATCTCTTAGATTACAAGGTAAACCATATGGTTCAGGCAAAGATTCAATATAAACTTGATCAGATGGACCATAGTTCATAAAAAGCATTGGTGTTAAGAATGGTAATTCCATACCAACTACAAGATGGAAGTTTTTATATTCCACATGATCTTTTTGATCATTGTATCTATAATCTAAAAATTCCATCAACTCTTTACCATATTTACCCAATCTTTCTTTTAGAGATTCCATAACAGCACCCATTTTTTTATTGTAGGTTCTGGATGGATTCAATAAAGATTGAATATAGATTTTGCGACCTTCTTCAGATCTATAGATTTCCATTTCTGGAGAATCTATTTCATTAATCTTAAACATCGTAAAATGCTGAGAAGGGATAATACGGTTATCGCCTTTTGTTGTAATACGATATAAGTTTTCGGCAGAATATTCTTTAATAATAAATCCTTTTTCTGGACACATCCAGCCGATCATGTCTTTGAAAGATAGTTGTGTGTAAATCATTTTTGTTCTCCTTTTTATCCATTAATAATATCAGCTACACGTTTCAAGCGGTTAGCTTTAGTAATTAAATTGTTGTAGTCCGAAACAGCACCATTTCGAATTTCGATTGCTTGTTTTAACAACTCTTCTAATTCTTCAATGCCATTATCGATTTTTCTAAAGATGATTCGCTTAATATTCTCATCTTTTAAATCAGCTTTGATTGCCATTTCTCTAGTATGACGATAACTAGCTAATTTCTCTTTAATATCGGCAATTTGATCATCTAACTTTTCAACGAAAAAGTTTCGATGAGTTTCGCCGCTATTAATTAAATTTTGAATTCTTTCTTGGTTTGTTACGATTGCTTCCATTTTAAATTCCTCCTATAAACTAAAAAAGATTAAAACCTTAAACAAAATAATTTTATGAAGATACAATCTCTTCATAATTATAGTATATAATTATACAAAAATTTGCAGAGAGGAAATTAATCCTCTCTGCCTTATTCTAATCTAAATGCAATATCTTTATATTCAAGTGCAATGTATGTATGTGTTGTAGCATTATCATGTACTTTCTTAAATACCATTCTCATATTGTATTTATTTCTAAGCACATTAATTACTTCTGTCTCTGATTCATTATCTGTTACTAAACATTTTACAGCATCTAAAGCTATCTTAACTTCCTCTTTCATACTAGAGTTATAAGCATTTATAACTTTCTTAGCTATAATATCTGCAGTAACTTCAGCTTCTAAACCTGTTAGCATATAAACCTCTTAAAACTGTAGAATATTTGTATGAGTTACATTCTTACTATCCATTTTACTAATACCAAGCTCTTCTAATGGGAAGTTTCTTAAATTGGATTGAATGATATCAGTATAATTAATAAATGGAATTATCCAGTCTGGGATATCTATATTAGACGGAATTGCTATAGAAGTAATACCAGCTTTATAGTTAGGATCTTTTAATAATTCATTAGCTCTCATACAATGTTCTGGATAATCTTTAGCTATCTCATTTACATTCTTAGAAGTAAGATTAGTTTTGATAATCAATACACTATTACGTTCTTCTAGATTGATACCTTCTTCAGATCTATCTTTGATAGTATTATATGCATAAGCAGCTTTGATACCTTGAACAGCCATTGGATTTTTATAGAAGTTCATAGACTTAATACGAGCAGGTTTGTGGAAGTCTTTACTTTTATTCTTTAGAGATTCATAAATCTCTTTTTCTAGAACTGTAAACTTCTTAACAAGGTCTATTTGATCAATAAATGAATTTCTTAATACATCATATTCTAGAATTTGTTCCAATCTTCTAGCAGTAGACTCTGGAGTACCAACCTTGCTCATTGGCATACCTTTAATATCCATTTGTTTATCTTCTGGAATTAGATTGCCTTCTTGAACTAATTGAAGAGTAGAATAATTCTTTTTACCCTTTGTAAGTAATAAGGATTTAAATAAGAACTCATTCTTCATGATCAGTAAACAACTTCTATCTTCTGCATAAGTATTATAGTTTTCACTAAATAGAATCATATAATCCAAGATAAGTTGGCTTACAACATAAGACATGATATCCACAATACTATATCTTAGAGAATCTTCTTCGATAACAACTAAAGGATATTTCTTTCTCTTAGCTTCTACAAGTTTATTATTATAGAAATCATAATCATATTTAGGTTCGTTTTCTTTATACTGTAAAACGACCTTATCAGATTCTTCATCTATTTGAGCTTGAGTATATTTGATCTTCATAGGAATACCGATAGTATATTTCAATACAAATCGATACCATTCATCTAGAGATATAATACAAGAATCTGTATCTGTAATCAATACAATATCACGTTGCATTTCATATACTCTTGGAAGTTTATCTATAAACATATGGCGATAATAGATATATTCAAAGATCAAGTCTTTAAATAGTTTCAACTCATAATCTATAGTTTCTGGAACTTTGTTTGGATCAAGATATGGTTCTTCCATCTTAGCAAGCATTCGAAGAATTAGATTAATAACTCTTTGGTTCTCACAGAACTTGTATAAGTTATTCTTATAATATAATATATTGATACATCTTTGATTTAGGTTACAGATAGTATTCCAAATAGCTTCTCTAGCTTCTTCTGATGGAATCCAATTCTTGGTACCACAAATTTCCATAATACGAATGTAGCATTCTTCTATTGTAATATTTCTATCCAATACATCACAATCATTGAACTTACTGAATCTTTCTTCCTTCTGATCATTTACAATATTCTCAATATATTGTAATACTTCAGTAAGAGATTCAAATCTCATATTGTTCCCAAGCAATCCCTCAAACATTGTGATTGATGCGGAGATACATCCACGACCTTGTCCAGTTATCGCGGTACACAGATAAAGGTTGTAAAATATACTACTATACTGACCAGAACAACCATACAATGCATTTGCAGATACTTTATAATTCAACTGTTTAAGATTCCATGCATTAAACTGTTCAGATCCTTTAGGATACTTCTTCATTTCCTTTTTAGCTTCATCACGTTTATCTGCTAGATATTGAATGAAATTATAGAACGGATTCTTTACTGAACCATGTTTCCCAAACAATACGCCTTCTGTGGTCATTATGGCTTTACCACCTAAAAGATCATTTGCTAATTTCATGAAGTCCATTTCTACTTCAGTCTTTGTATAATTATTATGCAATCTAGCTGTGCCAGCTTTATACCGTTTTTGAATACTATAATCTATGGCTTCTAAGATCTCCATTCTAGTTAATTTAGGACTCGTTCTTTCTAGAATATGGAGCATAGTTTCTTTATATTTTTGAATAGTTATACCTGTCGGTAATTGTTTATTTTGCATCTTATCCTCCTATTAAACCTGTAATAAGGTGTTTAATCTATACTACATTTTAATAGTATATAACTAGATTACCGTTTATTATTTCTTTGAGAAGAGGAACATATTGGTAAACTCCTGTGCGAGCACATATATCGCACACAATTCAGAGTTATAACTCAATTTTTATTTAAAATTTACTATCCTAGGAGGTAAAGAATTATGTTGTTCGATAAAAGCGAAGGATTCATGATGAATGAATCTCACGAACCTGTAGTTGAATCCCAAGGTGCTGGTATTGTTGATCAAGACGCATTATTGGAAAATATGTTGATTGACCAAATGAACCGTATGACTGACGAAGAATTCCAAGCATATACTGAATCCGCTGATTTCCAAAACTTAGTTGAAGCTGGTGTATTGGGTCGTCGTTCCGTAGTTAAAATGACTCGTAAAG